TGGTAAAAGTTATATACTTTACGACAAAATAAAAATAAATATTACTCAATTGAAATATGAAAATGTTTTTAGTAGAAAGTTGAAAATTACGCTGACTTAGTAATATACAATGAATCAGTTGTGACTTGATCTCTAACTAATAGTCTTTCAACTAATTCCAGTTTCTTCATAAGTTCGGGTTTATTAATAGTGTCAGCAATATTTTTTATATTATCTACAATATTATTGATTCTTAGAATATTCCTAATAAAAGTTCCTTCATAAATTTCATATTTTTTGTGCATCTCTAAAATATCTCTTCCACAAGCCCAATCATAGGCTGGCTGAATGAACGACAAGTAGAGATTCCAATCTGTTCCAATATCAATACCTAGATTTACTTCATATTGCTCAAAATCCTTAGTTCCATATTCAATATGACTCAATGCGTTTTTTATTGATTCTGATACATCTAGGTCACTCCAATATGTTTCATTTGTTTTCTCTTCAATAAAAGTTGCCAATACGGCAACAATTTCTTCTGGTTCAAGTGGTATGAGAATATCATTCACTATCATTTCAGTAAGAGTAATTTCATTACATTCCGAAATTTCACTAGCAATAATACCTCGTGTTAGAATCTTTGGTTTATCTTCACCTTCACCTTCACCTTCACAGACAATATAGTTATTATCAATTAGATATTTCATTATGAGCTGCGTGTCCTTATCCAAATATGTCTCTAAATTTTTGATACCTGAATTTAATATCTTAATACGTTCCTTATTTTTAATATAGGTTTCATATTTCTTGTTAATACTATTGAAATTGTGCATTTCTCGCTTTACTTTTTCCAAACGGATTGATTCACGCTTTCTAACATTTCCACGCATAGATTCCATCTTACGAATGGCATTATGATATTCGATAATAGCTTTCTTTTCATCAGTTGTAAGGTCTAGTTTATTACCCTCTTGAAGTTCTACTTTCTCCCTTTGATAACTTTTAATCCTATCAGAATTATCCACTGACAATAAAGACTTATTCATAAATTTAGATATATCCAAAGTTTCTTCTTCGCTAGTATCATTCCCATTATTAGCACGATTTCTAAGAATCTTTAGAATAAATTGGTAAGACAATTTAAATTTTGATTGGATACTAGGACTCTTTCCAAGTGCCATACTTTTAAAGCCTGTATATGGCATAATTTCATCAGTAGGTAAAATTACTACTGTGCCTGTTTTATCTAGTCCTCTTCTACCTGCCCTTCCTGCCATCTGGAGATATTCATCTGTTCGAAGAAATCTAAAATCACCATTTGAATATTTACTCAATTTAGGAAAGATTACAGTTTTAGTTGGCATATTAACACCAACTGCAAATGTCTCTGTAGCAAATAGGACTTTAACAAGTCCCTTCCCAAACAATATTTCAACTACCTCTTTCAGGATAGGTACCAATCCCGAATGATGATATGCTATTCCCTTTTGAACCATACTACGAATTTCATGATACTGTTTTGAGCTTTGATATACTTCACGATGATGACGCATTTCATAGTCAAATATCTTTACAATCTCCGATATTTCATCGGAGGTGACTAGAGAACGCTGAACACTACTAGCGAGACGCTCACATTCTTTCCTTGAAAATACGAAGAATAGCGCAGGAACTGAATTATGGTCCTTAAGATAGTCAATAAATGGATTAATGATTTTTGAAATGGGATATTTCTTATATGTTTTCCTAATTTCATTGAAGTTAAGAAATTCACCCTTTGAACTAACTACCTTAACTAATTGATTACCAATATTTTCAGGATTATAGAAGTAGTGTTCAAGTGGAACAACACGATGACTTGTTGGAATAAGATTGGTCATCTTACCTTTAATACTTCCAATCCATTTGGCAAAATCTTCGGCTTTATCAATAGTTGCAGAAAGCATAATCAGTGTAATTTCAGATGGCATTAATATGAAACACTCCTCCCATACTTTACCCCTATCTGGGTCATTAATGTAATGAACCTCATCAAAGATTACCTTATCTACTTCGGCAATATCTACATGAGTCGTAGTTTTCTGATACAATATGTTTCTAAGAATCTCAGTAGTCATAATTACACATTGAGCATCTGGATTATATTTAATATCTCCAGTAAGAATTCCAACATCTGGAAATTGCTGTGATAATTCAAAGAACTTTTGATTTGAGAGAGACTTAATGGGCGATGTATAAATAATTTTGCGATTTTTCTTTAGTGAATCACTAATTCCAAAAATAGCAGGAACTGTTTTACCACTACCAGTATGTGCAGTAACGAGCACATTCTCATTTTTTTTTATACACGAAATAGCATGTTTTTGAAAATGGTCCAGTTCAAATCCTGGTTCATATAAATTACTTGAAAAATCTGGGTCTTTGAAAGGTTGGTCTAATACTCTATGGTATGTCATAACTGTCTAGTTATTATTCTTAGAAAAAAAATATATTTTTCAATTTTTTAAGTAAAATTTACTGTAGTTAATATAGTATTCCAAATGAGCGTTAAACTTAGCCGACTATACATTTAAAGTCTTTTACAAATGGATGTAGTTCTCGACTTACAAGAACAAAGTTTTTATACTGATCCTTAAGGAGATTGATGTATCGGTCACGTAGAGGTATCGAAGCATCCTTGTTCAAAGAATAATATCCATTTATAAATCTGGTTGATTTGAGTGTATGATTAGTTGAAGTTCCTTTGTGTTGGTTGAGATCAAACTTTGATGCTAAATCAAAAACAATACAATTCAGTGAAATATGAATATCATTAGTTCCTTCAATATGTCCTATTACCAATATGTATTTTCCAGTTTCATTGTAAATTTCTACGTAGTCATTCACTGCCGTCATATCTTTGGTGTTGCTGAGTTTCTAGTGAATTTTACTAAAAAAATAGTTCAAAAATGAATTCAATTTTATCAATTTTATTAATTTTATTAATTTTATTAATCATTCCAGTTTCTAGGTAGATTATATTTACAAGCCGAGAAGTTTTTGTGAATACTATACAAAATTAGAAGCAGTGGTATAGACCCAAGACTAGAGTATGCAGCAATATTCAACGGTAAATCTTGTTTATTAAAAAGACTTTTAAAATTAGGTATTGTTTTAGTTGTTGAATATTGAGAGAATATTTCTAGTCCTAATGTTATTGCTACAATAAATATTATAACTATTAAAAGTCTAGGTCTAGATTTTTTAGAAATAATGGAATTAGGTTTTGCTTTAAAATCATCTGTGTTCTCTCCAATTGGGATTGGAATTATTGATAAATGTACCATTCTCATTATATAAATGGTTAGAAACATTGCTAGAATCCACCAATACTTAGGAAATTTTTCATTTACAAATTTTAATTCATTTAAAATGTATGCAAAATATCCTATTTCAAATATAACTAGTAATGATAATATTACAAAGAATATATTTTTGCAGGAAATATTTATGAATCTAAAACAAGGTTTTTTGCTACAATACTGGAATATATCATAAGTGTAGAAATATAACACTAAGAAAAGTGATAGTCCTTGTAATCCTAACTTGTAATTAAAAAATTTATCAGGTTGAGACCCTATAGAATTTGTATTACCTACTACTAGATTCTTTACTGTATTATTAATATTTACTGAATTAGTCATAGTTCTAATTTAATACAATATTTTCTTTTAATATATTAGAATGAAACTAGAGGAAGCAACCGACTTTGTTAGTAAATGTTCAAAGCATACTTATATGAGCCTTTTTCCAAGAAAGGTTAAAAATTGGAAGACTGTTTATTTTATAAATATAATCCATATTATTGGAGTATTATATATTCACTTTGGATTACTATCAAAACCTGAATATTTGAAATATTATATCTGTTATTTACTCTTCTTAATGATAACATACATTCTAATGAATAATAGATGTTTTATGACCATACTTTCAAATTATTTTTCAGAGAAGAATTACAATATGTTGTGCATTAAGTTGAAAGACGCTAAAAATATATTATTCGTTTATTTGGCGTTAGCAATACTATTTTATATATATCCGGAATATAGTGCCTATAATGCATATACTTTAATTTGTAAAATAATTAAAAAATAATTTTCTATAATAATAGTATCAATAAAATGTTTAATAATAATGTCGCCAATAATGTTACTAAAGCTGTTACCGTTATGAACTCAAATGATAAATCACCAGAAGAGAAAAAAGTTGCCGCTAAAGATTTAGTTGCAGTATTAATAGTCATTGTTCTCGTTCTTGTATTAAACTTCGTATTTGGTCCATGGTTATGGAACAACATCCTTAGAAGATTAGTTCCAAGTTTAGGTAAAGCAAGATGGTATGATACAGTCGCCTTATCTGTCTTACTCGGATTAGTGCTCCCAATGTAAATTTTTTTATAATTTTATTATATAATCTAATTATATAATGGTGCTCAATTATATTTACAAGAACTTTATTTCTTTTTTTGTTTCTACAGAAGTAGAACTAGTAGAACAAGACAATGCTGAACAGATAAAGGATGTTATTGAAAATGAACCACTTAATATTATTACAGAAACTCTAACACCTAATGCTATGGCACCTTTGCCTAAAAATAAAATTATTGTTTAATTCTTTTTCTTTTTTTTTTAAAATAAAAATCTTTTTTATTATTAAAACAACTATGTGTGAAAATGTTAATTTGACTTTGAATTTTTTTGAATCTAGAAATACCAATGTTATTTCATCCCTCTTAGATCTTAATGATAATGTAGTAGAAACATTAAGTGAAACCGAATTTAAATGGGTTGCTGGAAACAGCTTAAGAGCCCATGGTGGTTTTGTAAAAAAAATAAGTGGCGATGATAATTTTAAAGCCTACATTTTACCTAATGTTGCTAAATTAAGTTTTGAGAAATTAAAAGTTAGCGATATTAAAAATAACGATGATGAATTTGATGTATCAGGAAATAATACTGAATTAACTTTTAGACTAGAAGATAAAGAAGTAGTTTATCGTCTCTGTGCAGAAAGTATATTAGATGTAGAAAATGAATTACCAGATAATGATGAAGAACAGGTTGAGGAGGAAGCAGAAATTAATAGAGGATTAGAAGGCGCTGAAAACGCAAATTCTAATCAAGTAATTCAGGAAGTTAATGAAAACGAAAATGTAGATGTTCCTGCTAATGCTAATGAAAACGAAAATGTAGATGTTCCTGCTAATGCTAATGAAAACGAAAATGTAGATGTTCCTGCTAATGCTGATGCTGAAGGTGATGCTAATGCTGAAGGTGATGCTAATGCTGAAGGTGACACTGCTGGTGAAGTTGAAAAACCCAAAGGTCTTCTTGAAAGAGTAACTGATTTTGTTAATACAAATTTATCAGGTAAAGAAGAAGAAAAAAAAACTGACCCTTTATTAGAATCACCTAAATTAAAAGAAATGTCATTTCCAAATTTAAATGGATTAAATGGAGCACAAAATAATAATGCTGTTCCTCCACAAGAAATGAATGATACAAATAATCAACAACAAAATCCAGCAATGCCTGAGCCAGCAATGCCTGCTTCAAATAATCAACAATTACAAATGCCTGCTTCAAATAATCAACAACAAAATCCAGCAATGCCTGAGCCAGCAATGCCTGCTTCAAATAATCAACAATTACAAATGCCACCTTTTAAAGTACCAGAACAAGCAATGAATGTTCCAACAGAACAAATCACTGATCCAAATCCATCACAACCAGCAATGCCTAATCCAGCAATGCCACCCGCAATGCCACCCGCAATGGCGCCCGCAATGGCGCCCGCAATGGCACCCGCAATGCCACCCGCAATGCCACCCGCAATGCCACCCACAATGCCGCCCGCAATGGCGCCCACAATGCCACCCGCAATGGCAGGTGGAAACTATTATGAAAATTCTATTAAGGAAAATTTTCAGATTGGAAATGCAAGAACTAATAGAAATAAAAGTAGAAAAAAAAGAGTAAAACGTGGAACTTCCTTATCTAAAAGGGGGGGAAAAAATGTAAAAGTATTATAATTTCTTTTTATTTAATTAATTAATTCTAGTTAATTTAATTCCGGCAAAATCCGGCAAAATCCGGCAAAATTCCGGCAAAATCCGGCAAAATCCGGCAAAATTCCGGCAAAACTTCGGCATTTTTTGCAACTTTTTAAAAGTTCTGATAAGGGGTTTTTTCTA